GCCACAGGTAATATCACTGGTGGCAACCTGTCAGGTACTAGTATTGTGGGTACATTGACCACAGCCACACAAACCAATATCACAAGTGTAGGTACTTTGGGTAGTTTATCTGTTACTGGCAATACTACCAGTGGCAATGTGTTAACAGGTGGATTGATCAGCTCTACTGGCACTGTAACTGGTTCAAGTTTGCTCGGTGCTGTTGTTTCTGTAACTGCTAATGTAACTGGTGGCAACGTTCTAACTGGCGGGCTGATTTCAGCAACTGGTAACGTTACTGGTGGCAATGTTATTTCTAACACTGTGGTTGGCACTGGCTTGACATTGATATCAACCGGTGACTTGACACTCAGCACCACAGGCAATATCAATGCCAATAACGAATACATTAACAATATTCCACAACCACAACAAAATGCTGATGCAGCTAACAAACAGTATGTTGATAACTTGGTGTCAACAGCAATTTCGTACCATTCACCTGTAATAGCTGCTACTATTTCTAATTTGGATACAGCCACAGGCGGCACAATCACATATGCACAACCAAACGGTGTGGCAAACGGTGTTGGTGCAACACTCACAACTACTGGATCGTTCAATTTAATTGACACTGCCAACATTCAGACCATTGGAACAAGAGTGCTGGTCAAAGACGAAGGCAATGCAGTATTCAATGGTGTGTATACCTGGGCCAATGCCACAGTAATCGTTCGTGCCACAGACGCAGACACGTATGGTGCCGGTAATCCAACTCAATTGGGCATCAATGACTACTTCTTTGTGCAAAGTGGCAATGTCAATGCTGGAGCAGCCTACATTGTTAATGCACCCTCAGGTACCATTACATTTGGCACATCAAATATTACATTTGCTGAATTCAGCAAATCACAAATTTACACAGCAAATACATCTGCTGGTATCAGCCTTGCAGGCACAGTAATCAATGCATTAGTTGACAATGTTACCACAGCATTCAGTACTGGCAACATTGTTGTTAAAGCCAGTGCTCAACTTACCACACCAAACATTGGTGCTGCAACAGGTACCAGTGTAAGTGTGACAGGCACTGTCTCAGCTGGCAATATTGGTACCCCTGGTTTTGTCAGTGCTGTTGGCAATGTAGTTGCTGGCAACGTAGTTACTGGTGGATTGATCAGTTCTACCGGAACAATCACTTCATCTGCCAATATCACCGGTGGCAATTTGTTAACTGGTGGATTGATTTCGGCCACAGGCAATATCTCTGGTGGCAACTTGTCAGGTACCAACATCGTAGGCACATTGACCACAGCTAGCCAAACTAATATTACAAGTGTAGGTACATTAGGTAGTTTGGCAGTTACAGGCAATACCACAAGTGGCAACTTTGTTGGCACACTTAATGGATCAGGTGCAAACGTTACGTCAATCAGTGCTACCAATATCAGTTCAGGCACATTGGATCAAACTAGATTGGCCAACGCCAGCCTTACTGTAAACGGTACGTCAATTGCTTTAGGCGGATCAGGTACTGTCACAGCAACCGCAACAGGCACACTTACTATTGGTACAGGACTAGGCGGCACCAGCTACAACGGCAGCACAGGTGTTACGATTACCAACACTGGTGTTACCAGCATTGTAGCTGGCACAAACATTTCAGTCAGTGGCGGAACAGGTGCGGTTACAGTCAACGTCTCGGGTACAGTGGCATCAGCTACTACTGCTGCTACAGTAACCACAGCCGCCCAACCTAACATTACATCAGTTGGAACGCTGTCTGGACTAACAATTAACAATGCCACTACTGCAATCACCAATGGTGCAACAGCGGGAACCGGCAACATTGGCGCATCAGGTGCAGGCTTCAATACAATATTTGCAAAAGCCACATCAGCTCAATACGCTGACTTGGCAGAAAGCTATGCTGCTGATGCCAAATACGTTGCGGGCACTGTGTTGACATTTGGTGGCAGTTATGAAGTCACACTTGCAAATGAGTCAAACGATGTTCGTGTAGCTGGTATTGTGTCTACCAACCCAGCTCATGTGATGAATGCAAGTTTAGATGCTGAACATGTGGCTGTAGTTGCACTAACTGGTCGGGTACCAACCAGTGTGGTGGGCACAGTGCGCAAGGGCGACATGATGGTGTCGGCTGGTAACGGTGCTGCTCAAGCATGTGCCACACCTGCTATGGGTACTGTGATTGGCAAAGCTCTTGAAAACTTCAACGGCGAGTCTGGTACAATTGAGATTGTGGTTGGTAGATTATAAACTGGCCAACTCTGTGCGTTCCACAGAACCCAGTTTTTGCTGAACAGCATCAATATTCACAGTGTTCCACAATCCAGGATGCATGGGCTTGGGCCATACGCCAGCTTGAATCCATGCATGTCCGATGTGTTCGTCGTTAAGTACCGGCACAAATTCACGGTCTAACACACAAACCCAGGTGTGATATTCAAACACGCCATCTGCTGATGTAAACTTTTCTAGCGGTACAAGTCTGTGGTACTCAGGAAAATGTCCCAGTTCTTCTATACATTCTCTTTCCATGCCACCCAACAATGTTTCACCAGATTCAACTTTGCCTCCAGGCAATCCCCAAGTTTCTGGATGTTTGGCATCATTGCGTAAGAGATATAGATAACGTCCTGTTGAGCGGCTCAAAAACCAAACGCCCACAGCTTTTACAGTACCAAACTCCAAGCTCCGGGTGGGTACACTCCTTGATAGCTTTTTATCCATTGTTCGCCAGTCCATTCATATTGTGTACCAGTAGTTATGTTGGTAACATACTGAGTGGCAGTTTCATCAGCGGCCACAAATACCACACGCCAGCGTGTGCCATTCCATTCAATGATGTCATTGGCCATAGCAATTAACGGTTGGCCACTTGTGCCGTCCCAAGCAGTGGGATTATCTGTGTTATCCCAGTTGCCAGTACTTTCGGTCAATAGGTATCTAACACCTGTTACAGGTGAGGGCAATCCTGTGCCAGGACCACTCACAAGCGGATTAATAATAGCATCAATAGGTGACAGGGTGTTCTGAGGGGCAGTGTCTGCGTCGGGCGTAAAAATTACCAATCTATCATCGTCGGGATTGATAATGATAGTGCCAATAATTGGATTAGCAGTGTCAGGCGCTGCAATAGGTGGTCGATTCAATCTAATTTGACTTATACCCGGACGTAACACACCGTAGGCATTAATTACCGCAGGCCATAGTAGTGGCGAGTCTGCCACAATAGCAGTAGGATCAAGATCTTCATAGCCGCCATTAGGCACAATTGTGGGGTTGTATAACACTTGAATTTGATTGTCAATCACAACCAATTTGTAGTTCCATGGGGTAAACATTTGTCTTGTGCCCAGCAACAAGTCGTTGTTGGTGATAGCATCAGCGGCATCGCCTTGTGCGTCAAAAATGCCGGCAATGATACGTTCTACCACACCCAGCTTCTTGATCTTGGCTGGTGAGCTAATCCAAATTGGCATGGAGAATTTGAGGCTGGCAATGTCAATGGGATTTTCTGTGCCCATTGGGATGGTTCGTGAACTCCAGCTTAGTTGATCCAAATACATCACACTCAAACTTGTCCAGTCAATGTAGTTGTCTGTGCTTTGCAGTTCTAAGGAAGGATTGAATAGTGTCAAAATTTGTTCAAGTAGTTGCAGTTTCTGATTGGTATTTGATGTCCAAATGTCCAGTGTAACACTCAGCTTGTACGGCACAGGCATCAGTCGTTCAATAGTAAATGCGTTGCCTTGTGTGGTTTCGTATGTTTCTGTAGCTGAATCATATGTGCGTTGACGCACTGAGAATCTATCCACAAAAGTAGGGTCTTGTATTCTTGGTCGATCGTATTCAAGATTGTTGATGTAAAAAGTCATTAGTGGAGTTGATGGCAAGGCACTGGCAGAGTTTTCTTGAATGATAGTTTGTGCATTGCGACTGGCATCACCATACCGCACAGGCACACGCAACAAGGTGGCATTGTTTACGCCGTCAGTTTCGTTGCCGTACTCAATTTGGAATCCTGAAAAGATTCTGGTAAATTGCAGCAGGAACCTGCGTATTTGGGCGTCATAAAAAAATTGTTGCATGTTTATCTTGAAAAAGGTGGTGGTGGGTTGGGTGGCAAGAAACCACCTTGGTCACCATTGTCTGCTTTGGGTTTGAGAGCTTGACTCAAACTCTGACGCTGTGGTACAGCACCCAAGTCCGTGGTATTGGTAGTGTATGTATTGTTCACAAAGCCTGAACGTTGAGTTTGATTGGTTGGAGCATTGTTCAAATTGGTACGCACTTTTTCTTCAATCTTTATCCACATGCGACCATTGTAACGGAACAGTCTGTTGGGTTTGTAATCCAATCGCAAACAATAATCACCAGCCACAGGGTTTGGAGGAAAACTCACACCCGGAGTAACAGGCAAGCCATTGGGTGCTTTGCCGTCACCAGTTAAATAACCTGCGGTGTAGCCATCTGCCCGTGGAGTAACATTCATGCCGCCTTGTGTGCCATCCACTGTGGTACCATCTACAGTGCTCAAACTGGTTGGATTAGCAGGCTGTCCATCTTCTGTTGTGGCCACCACATAAAACTTTTCAACGTCATATCCACTGAGAGGCACTTCAACATCGGCTTGTGCAAGTATGTCGTCATTGATCTGTTGATCTTTGGGTCTGGTACTCTGCATGTCAGAGATTGTGGGCGGAGTATATTCAGACCAGTAAGTGGTGTCTGTAATGTCTGTGCCAGCAGGCACATTTCTGGTGGCTCGATAATACACATCACCGTAATTCACAATACTGCCGCCAGGATAGAAATCACCTGGATCCCAAATGTATTCAGACACAAATGGCTTGTCTAATATGTTGTTGTATTCTTGTGCATTGGTGAGTGGTGTAGCTTTCACCCGCCACAAGTGCGGCAACCAAGTTTGGCTAAAGCCTTCAGACGCAAAGTTGGCATCCTGGATCACATAGTATCTGGGCAAGGCCAGGGGCAAAGCAGCGTTTAGGGGATTGTAATCTTTCAGATTTGGCACTTCAATTACATCGCCGTTCATGAGCTTGCGACCAAATGTGTCAATCATGTCGTTATAGTGAAAGGTCACAAACAGCGTGTCCGAGTTCAGAAACAATCCAAACTGGGTCAAGTCAAAGTCCACATCCTGCACACGATACACACCACGCATGACGTAGATGTCTGGATCATAGATTCTATCACGGTTTTCTAGCAACAGCAAGTCTTGAATGTTCAAGGGGCTTTGCGTGTCATAAATGGGCTGTGTGACATCATAGTTGCCCGACACCGCAGAGTCCTCGCCGCCAGTTTGTGGGCCCAGATACTTGTGAACATAGATGTCCAGGCCGCCCACAGTGTACATTTCACTAATAGTGCGGTCAAAAAATTGGTAGTCTCTTGTGCGATTTGGGCGGTATAAACTTAGGCGTGGCATAACATATATTTATGGGCAGGTTGACCGATAATTCCCAACCTGCTATACTTTGGGTATGAAAGTAGTAAAATTAAACCGCAGATTCCGCCAATATAAAAAACACGGGCATGTGATTGCTGTGCGATGTGATAATTGGCTTGGGGAAGGCGTTCCTCTTGAAAAAATATGCGATACCAAACTGGGAGCCCAGGGCTACATGCCCGACAATGACTGGCATGCATATTTTGGCAAGGCCAATGGGTATGGTCGTCGCCCGTTTTGGATCACATTCCGCCGGGAATCAGATCTTACTTTAGTACTACTTTCTGCCCAATTGACCAATAATGCCTAACGTGCTATAATACACACTTGTTCACTACAGGAGCCTGTATGCAAAAGGCAGCAAATTTTGTTGCAAAGTACTCTACTGCCAACAAGTCCAAGGCAGTTGTGCCCTATGACAAAATAAAAGCCACAGAAAAATGGCTGGAGTACAGTTTGGACATTGTTGACATGAATCGTATTTTGATGAAGTCAGATTTTAACACCAAATGGCAATTGATGGAGGCATTAGACATTGCAGAACGCAAACGCAAATACATGTACAACCACAAAAACTTTGAACTCAAACGTGCCATGCGTTTGTTTGATCTTTGCCGAAATTTAACTACAAATAAGTAAGGACACACATGAGCACCACATTCAAAATTAAACTGCTAAACCCCCGCAGTTCTGACACCAACATCTTGGGCATGGAGCCGACCTGGCAGGTCCAACCCACAGAGTATCGCACCAGCCGACTGAGCAAAGCATTCTCCTGGTACAATTACTTTTACGGCAAGAAAGACGCCCGGGACATGATTGTAAACTACCTGGAAGCCCATGACCGACGGGCAGATGTGCGCCTGCTCAAGGGCATTCCAGATTCAGCAATTCGACTGACCACAGGTTGGTTGTGCCGCATGAGCATGGTAGGCTTGGAACTGCATGACGCAGAACAACTCAAATTGCAAAACCAATTGCGAGAAATACTAGACAGCAAGCAAAACGAAGTGACAGAAGTGACAGAAGTTACAGAAGAGCCTGCTGTGGCCAAACCCAACATCCAGGACCGCCTGCGCGAAAAAGCGTCAGAGTGCAACGGTAAACTGGATGGCATGTTTGACGAGTTCATGTTGAGTGGCGCCAAAATGACAGCGGACTTCAAGCCGGTTGCAATCATGCGCGGGCTCAATGTAGCACCGCAAATGATCAGTCAAATTTTGGACAACTGGAAACGCAAACTCACAGAGTTTGAAGCAGTGGTCGACGGCAAGGATGCACAACTGGTGGAAGCATACAGCCATCTTTCCAAAATACAACTTCGCAATATTGTGAAGTTTTGCGAAGCAGTGGTCAACGACTGTGGTGCTTATGTGCAAATCAAGAAAGTGGAACGCAAGCCACGCAAGGTCAAGGCAGTGCCACCAGAAAAACGTGCGGCCAAGTTCAAGATGCAGGCAGAGTTTGCAGAACTCAAGCTCAAGAGCCAACCGGCCGCAAGCCTTGTGGACAAAACAGAAGCCTGGTTGTATGACAGCAAAAAGCGCAAACTCATCCACCTTGTGGCAGACAGTCATACACAGGCATTCACTGTAAAGAACAACTCAATCATTGGGTTCTCAACTGTGGAAACCATGCAAAAGACTCTGCGCAAGCCAGCAGAACAGCTGAAAGGCATTGTGGGTGCAGGTAAGCCGGCAGCTCGCAAAGCATTCAAGGATATCAAAGCCACAGAAACTGCATGGAATGCCCGTGGCACAGAGAACTTGATCATACTTAAGAGTTGGTAAATATAGGGACACGGAGTCCCTATGGCAGAACAGCAAGACACACTATCTCAGCTCAAGCAAAATCTCATTGAGTATGTACAGCTTCAGCTGGGCAGCCAAATCATTGATTTGGAACTAGATCCAGCACACTACGAAGCCGCATATATCAAAACAATTGGCACTTACCGCCAACGAGCACAAAATGCCTACGAGGAAAGTTACAGTTTTTTTACCTTGGTCAAGGATGAAAACATCTACACCTTGCCTCAAGAAGTTATAAGTGTGCGACAGTGTTTCCGTAGAACTTTTGGTGACAGTACAGGACCCTTTGCATCAAACTTTGATCCGTTTGCACAAGCATCATTAAATGTTTACTTGATGAACTTCAACGTGGCCGGTGGTCTTGCCACGTACGACTTCTACTCACAGTATGTTGAATTAGCAGGACGAATGTTTGGCGCCTATTTCAACTACACATTTAATCCTGTAACCAAGAAGTTGCAGTTGATTCGTGATCCCAAAAATACTGGTGAAGCTGTGTTGATTTGGACCTACAACTTGAAACCAGAAATTAACCTGCTTAGTGACTTTCAAATCCAACAATGGATCCGTGACTACATGGTTGCCAACTGCAAGATGATCATTGGTGAAGCACGTGAAAAGTTTGGCACCATTGCTGGACCACAAGGTGGCGGCACTCTCAACGGCGCTGCCATGAAAGCCGAAGCGCAGACCCAAATGGACGGGTTGCTTGAGCAACTCAAAATGTATGTGGATGGTAGCCAGCCCTTAACCTGGGTTATTGGTTGATGAATTTTTATCATCGTGACGTAGATTGGGTATTTTCTCCAGACTTTGATTTAGAAATTTGCGTCGACAGAACCATACGTGCCTGCCGAGGACATGATGCTAAATTGATGATTGCTATGCTGTTCTGGGAACCACATCAGGTCACTCCAGAAGTTGAGTATAAGATGCACTATCTAGTGACTCAATTAAAGCTGGCAGGAATAGACACAATTGGATTGATGCATCACAGCTATGGCGATTTTGCTACGGTTCCGTTTCTAGAACTTGTCAAAGTAGATTGGTGTTTGTGGAAAACATGGAATCTTATTAAGATTAATAAAATTAGTGGACAAAATCAGCACTGGAACAATCAAGCTGACAAATTTTTGTTTCTCACTGGCAAACCCTACAGACGCAATAGAGCAAGATTGTTATGGAAGTTATGTGATGCTGGACTAGAAGATCGAATGGTCTGGAGTTTGTTTTGTCATGACACTGATTTTGATCACACCTGTGCAGACTTTCCAGAGCTGTCGCGAGAACAATTGAGAATTTGGATTGATCAGCATTTGCACAATCCTGACAACATTGAACTGGTAATCAGAAATACTCCAACCATGCGAGCACACTATCAGGGATTTCCGTATGATCCTAGGTTATTTGCAAACACTTTGTTTCGAGTGGTGTCTGAAACAAGTTTTAGAGATTCAGGCGAAGTGTCTTTGGGATTTAGACACTATCCTACAGAAAAATTTTATGTCACTGCATTCAATAGTCAACCGTGGATCCTGGCCGCTGATCCAGGACTACTAGAGCATTTGGAAAATGAAGGCTATGATGGATTCCGTTGGGCGCTGAGTGAGCAGTATGATAATTTGCTACCAATGAATGACAGGATAGACTCTATTGTGAGATGCACAAAGTCTTGGACGGAGTCCGGCATACCAGATCATGATCGAATAAGAAAAGGGGTAGAACACAATACCCGACACGTAGAAAGTTTAGCGCTCAAACAACGAGATAAGTTAGAAGCCATAAACCAAAAATACCAACTGGGATTTACTGATCTAACTGATCTTTTTCCCATACTTGATCGTGATCCTTATGTGGAAAAATATCACGGGTTTCTTGCAGAATACATGTAGACAAGTTTAGAAATTTAGTCTATAATGTTGTTATGGATGCCAGCCAGTCCTTGACCTGGGTGATTGGTTAACAATGTTTGTGCCAGCGTATAAAGTTTGTTAGGCTGGTAGATTTTTGACAGCAGATACAAGAAATATAAGTTAACATTACTTTTCGACCTTTTAATGTCTGACTACGTTTACTATTAGATTCAGAAGTTTGCTTCTTTCCAGAATTAAATTTCCGCAGTTTATTTTTTGACTCTTCGGTCCATACACGTTCTTGGTTAGATTTAATACAAGCCAATTTTCTTTTTTCCGAAGGAACAAGATTAACTGTGCCATCACCACCGTCGGTCATGTTTCGTAATATGCCTGTTCCTAAATCCTTACGACCGTACCATCTGATTAATTGTCGTTCAATTGCAAGAGCACCAACGTTGGTAAGATTTGATTCTACTATTATAATTCTATTAATATCAGTGGGGACTTTGACATTATGTTGTTTGGCCCTGGCCCTACTTCCTGTGCCTTTTCCGATATAATATGGAGTTAGGTCTGATTTACGCAGATATGCGTAAACATAAAATCTAAGTGGATAAGTATTCATGCTGATTGCTCCTTGTAGCATTAGAGCTGGTGGATGTTGACGCATCGCGACCGGCACTTTTTATTTACCATAACAGTTGATATTTTTTACAAGTTAATGTATAATGTTAATATGAGTTCACTAATGATCGACATCGAAACCATTGGGGTAGCACCTGCTGCCACTATCTTAACTATAGCCGCCCAATCATTTGATCCTCTGGGTTCTGGGTATTATAAACAATATTACTACGCTAGGGTTTCATTGGAAAGTCAAGAAAATCGAACCATTGATGACAGTACTTTAAATTGGTGGGCAACCCAACCAGCACATGCTAGAGAAGAAGCATTTGCTGAGAATGATCGCATTCCATTAGATCAGGCCCTAGATGAATTAGGCAAACTGATCTGGACTAGTAAATTTTTGTACTGTCAAGGACCCACATTTGATTGTACTATTTTAGAACATGCCTACAAAAGCTACAACAAACCCTTGCCCTGGCAGTACTATATGGTGCGGGATAGTCGCACAGTGTTTTCGTTGTGGCCCGAACAACCCATGCCGCCTACCACACACCATGCGCTAGAAGACTGCCGCAGACAAATTGGCATGCTACAAAATACACTTAAATACCTCAACGTTCGGGAGTTAAAATGATCATTGGCATCTGCGGATTCATTGGGTCTGGCAAAGACACTATAGCTGACTACCTGGTAAATTTACATCACTTTCGCAGGGAAAGTTTTGCAAGCACCTTAAAAGACGCTGTGGCACAAGTGTTTGGTTGGGATAGAACCATGCTAGAAGGGCGCACAAAACAAGCCCGTGAATGGCGTGAGCGTGTGGATCCATGGTGGGCAGAACGCCTGGGCATGCCCACACTAACACCACGTTGGATCTTGCAGTACTGGGGTACAGAAGTGTGCAGAGCAGGATTCCACGATGACATCTGGATTGCCAGTTTGGAAAACAAACTGCGCCACAGCCAAGATGATGTAGTGATCTCAGACTGCCGTTTTCCCAATGAAATTTTGGCCATTAAGAATGCTGGTGGGCGTGTGATCCGTGTGGTGCGTGGGCCCGAGCCTGTATGGTATAACTCAGCTGTGAGTGTTAATCGTGGCGCTAACGGCAATTCAACTTGGGCACTAAGTCATAGAAAACTAGAAAAACTAGGTATTCATGCATCAGAAACTGCCTGGGTAGGAACTGAGTTTGATGCTGTGCTAGACAATAACAGCACACTGGATGACCTCTATCAACAAGTTAAAAATCTGGTTCAAGATCTCCCTGACGCCAAGGAAGATCACTCTTAGCCAGTTCTACCTCACAGTTTCTGCAAACTGATTTTAAGTTTTTAAGCCCAACATTGTTTAAATTTCCGTCTGTATGATACACAAAGATTTGGCCAGCATACTTGGCTTTGAACCCGCAACGATCGCAGCTCATTTTTTTCTTATAGCCCGCTGACTTCCAGCGTGGTTCTCTTGGCTTGAGCCCACGACCCTTTCTAGCACAGTTCTCACACCTTGACCGATAGTGGGTGATGTCCTCACGCTTGTAGTTTACAGCACAAGGACGCTGGTGGCAGGATTGACAAATGGGTCTCATACGGTATTTAGCGGCCTGGACCTTGGGCAAAGGTATTCAAAACGGCTGTTTTTTTCAAGGTCTCTATAAATATTAGAACTTGAAAAGGATTCAACCATGGCTCTCACATCACCCGGCGTAGAAGTAACAGTAATTGACGAAAGTCAATATATTCCATCAGCAGTCAACACAGTACCATACTTTTTGATTGCCACAGCACAGAACAAGGTCTCTGGTGCTGGAGTTGGAGTAGCTGCTGGTACCACAGCGGCAAACGCTAACAAAACATATTTAATCACCAGTCAGCGTGATTTAACCGCTACATTTGGTGTGCCATTCTTCTATAACACAACTACTGGTACACCTATCAATGGTTATGAACTCAACGAATACGGCTTGTTGGCTGCTTACAGTTCATTGGGCATTTCAAATCGCGCTTATGTTCAGCGTGTGGACATTGACTTAACTGAACTCACAGCCAGTTTAACTCGTCCAACTGGAACACCAGCTGATGGCGCATATTGGTTGGACACTTCAACTTCTGTTTGGGGCATTCAAGTTTGGAATCAAAGTACTGGCACATTTACAGTAGAAACTCCACTGGTGATTACAGATTCAGCAGATGTTGTGCAAAGCACCAGTGCTATAACTGGTCTTCCAATATACACTCCAGTAAACACTGTGGGCAGCATTGGTGACTATGCAATTGTGGCATACGCTGAAGATGGTGACGATATACACAACGTTGGTTGGTATAAAAATTCTACCAATGTTTGGGTGGCAATTGGCAGTGCCGAATGGCAAGTGTCATGGCCCACAATTCAAGGT